GCTCAGAAATCGCATCATTATTCCCTGCCAAGTACTCTTCCCACCGGATAGACATCTTTTTATTCCTTAAATCCGTAGCGCTCCATGAACCAAATCAGGGAACGATCCGTATGATGCTAACATGACAAACTTATTACGCTCACTCTAGGTAGGGGCAATTTTAGGTTTGCGGCAGGCCATGATGGCAACAACTTTAAGGTGCTGCTCTGTGGTAAAGCGTTCAAGAAAACAGCGGCCGCGCAATGCGCGCCGCGCCGCCCTATTGCGGAGGCTCAAGGCAAAGAATCATCTTTCTATAGATAAAATAGCCACTTGCATCGGGATTAGTTCGGGCCTGATGAGCAGCTATCTAGATGGCGAGGAAATGTTTTTATCTGACGCCGTATGCCTGTCAGTTTTATTTGATATAACTCTTGACGAGCTGGCATGCGCGGATGTGCCTGAGTTGCCGCGCAGAGAGCCATACATTACGAAATGTTAATCACTGGCAGCCCGTCACCAGGCTGCTGACTGCTGAATTTGTCGGTCTACGTAAGCGGCCGCACTTTCCAGGTCTTTGAATTTTTCGGCCTCGCGGCCCGGCTCAATAATCAGGATGCTACCGTCATCCGCCGTCTTTAGCGCATACCCATACCTCGCCCACCGATCCGCCGCAGCATCCGGCTTCAGTGGCGCTCGAAATAGCCGGCCAAGGCGCCTTGCCGCCGAGCAAATCACCGCCACAGCTCTTGAATCGCGAAACCCATATGCATCTCTCATAGATCGTTAGCCCATCCTTATCCTTTATCGTCACGTTATCCGCAAAATTTCCTCCTAAATCAAGTAAATCACGCCCCGCTCCTAAAACTTATTTACCGTACCACCAAAATATTCGTAATTTACTATTGACGCAATGTTAGCGGATTACTATGATTACCCCATCGCAACCAAACACCGGAGCCGCCATGAACCACGCCATAGAGAACAGCCTCGTAGCTGGTGCGCAGCAGGCTTACGAAGCCACGAACGTAGCGCCCTGCCCGCAGGCCATGCTTGATAAGGCTGTCATCGATCTGGAAGTCGCTCTGGCCGCACGCGAGCTCTCACCGATCGTAGCGCACGCCAAGCAGCACATTCTGGATTGCGCGCTGGACGACTACGAGGTTATCGAGGCAGCGCTCATGCAGACGCTCACCGATCCAGCTGAGGCCGGTCACATGATGGCGCGGCTGATGGATAAGCACATCAAGAATTACGTAGCGGGCCACGCGTCGACGCTGATCGAACATTTCAAGATTGCGCCGCCTTCGTTGTTGCGTGGGCAGGCGGCTTAATTAACCCCGCTCCGGCGGGCATCACTGGAGAAATAGTTATGTTCAGCAACCTGAAAGATGCGCGCAAAGCGCTCAAGCAAGCAATAGCTGATGGCGATGACATGCTGGCTCAATATCTCCGCGAACTGATCCAAGACTTGAAGGCAGCTGACGAATGAACGAAGAGCCGACCCACTACAGACTTAAGTACGCGATTGCAGCATCGACTACCTGCCCTGCACTTCCGCGCGGCACTGTCGGCGAGGTGATCAGCGAGGATGCCGGTCGCGCACTAATCCGATTTCCCGAGGCAGATAAACCGGTCTGGGTTCCGGCCGAATTCATCGGCATCGACCGCTCCGCCAGGCTCGCTAAAGCGCTTAGCGAAGCTGCCGCAAAATAATCCTGATCCAGGAGAAATAAAATGAATAAGCCAGATGGAAATATGTTTTGGGATGCGGATCAGCCCGAAGAGGGCGGCAAGGGCAGTATCGATAGCCTCGTGGTCCATGCATGGGAAAACGGCGTCGAGGCAGGCAGCGAGATTACCGTGCAGCGTGCAATTCGGCTTCCCGATATCCGCGTCAGGATTATCGAGGATGAACACGGTGATCCAGATTACGAGGTTATTGCAGAAAAGCCCAAGGGTGATCTTGATCAGCTCGAAGTAGATGCGTCGGAGCTTGAAGAAATAGCGTCTCTTGGCCGTGAGTACGCCTAACCACCCCGCGCACGGATGCGCATAACGGAGTATTGAGCGAGATGACTAGAATAATCGCCCATAACCAATCGGGCACATTCAACAAGGCTATCCAGCAGTCCGATACGGGAATGGTGATTGCCAGCGTGTTTGATGAATCTGGTCAGCGTGTCGGACTAAAGATGTTCACTTGGCCGCCGTTCGATAGAAACCAACACAAACGCTTGGAGCGCGCCCATAGCTGGGCCGACAAGTGGATCGAGAATTGTGAGCGCTACGTAAATTCCCACGTGGTAGAGCAAACCTAACACCAGGTCTTGCCTCCCCGGAGGCTTTTTTGGTGGTTGCGTTTGTGAATGTGCAGGCTGATGCACACCGATGAGCGTGAGAAGGGTGCAGCGCTACGGAAAAGGACACCGGGCAACCGGAGATGGCAGGTGGCGTACCTGCTGCGGGACACGCCAGGTCCCCATCGTCTAAGCAATGCCGGAATTACACAGCACCGGCCACAAGCGCAACCACCAAAGAAAACAGAGGATGTGCCATGAATAAGCTGCTGCATTTGCTCTACGACGGCCCGCTCGGCGGCGCTGCATTTGGGATGCTGTTCGGCGCCATGTTAATCAAAGCTTTGACTTCGTGAGGTGTGGGATGGCCATCAGATCCAGCGATAAGATGGAAAAAGCTGAATATCATTGCGAGAAAATGAATCAGTGGAATGGCGCTATGTGGGCCAGTCTGATTTTGGTTTGGGTATTTGCGATAGCGGCTCCGCTTTTATTAATCATCTTCCCTGTTTGCATATGGTGCGTAACTGCATTTATGCAGGAATTTCACGGGAAGAAGCTCCGGAGCAATCTGAAATGACGCAGCCGGCCATAAACAGCTTCACAGTAAAGCCATCCGGCGCGCGCTGGCACGCACTCGGCAGCTGCGTATTCGGCCCGATCGATTGCAGTGGTGCGACTGAGCAAGAGGCAAAGGCGCTGGCTGTGTTGCAGATCAAGGCGTATCAGCGCACCAACTCTGCGCGGGCTTATGCGGAGTGCGTGATGCGGAAACCATCTTATTTTCAGGGGCAAAGGGTATGAGTAATTTACCGGCAGTATCAACAAATCAGCAGCTCGCAGATCAGCTGGCGGATCGTCTCGGAATACCGCCGAATCAAGAACTGCTTAACGTACTCAAGGCGACGGCGTTTAAGGGGTCGGTTTCTGATGCGCAGATGACCGCGCTTTTAGTGGTCGCAAATCAATACGGCCTAAATCCATGGACTAAAGAAATATACGCCTTCCCCGATAAAAACAACGGCATCGTTCCTGTTGTCGGCGTCGACGGCTGGTCGCGCATCATCAACACGCACGCGCAGTTCGATGGCGTCGAGTTCAAGCAGGACAACGAGTCTTGCACCTGCATTTTGTACCGCAAAGATCGCGGCCATCCGATTTCCGTCACCGAATATTACTCGGAGTGTAAGCGCGATACAGGGCCGTGGAAAAGCCACCCCAAGCGGATGATGCGGCACAAGTCCCTTATCCAGTGCTCGCGGATCGCCTTCGGCTATACCGGCATATTCGACGAGGACGAGGCCGAGCGCATCATCGAGAAAGACATTACGCCGCGCACCTACGCCTCCCAGGCGGCGGCAGAAAGCATCGCCCCGCCGCAGCGCAACGAATACCACGATCAGCTGATTGCCGATCTGGAAGATATAGCGAAGAAGAAAGGCGATCAGCCCTTTCAGGCTGCATGGAAGGCGCTCACCGAAGATGACAAGGCGGCCATCGGCGTGCCGGAGCGTAATCGCATTCGCAAGCTGGTGGGCGCAGCAGCGGCCCCTGAAGTTATCGAGCACGAGCCAGACGATTTTCTAGTGGAGTTCGGCGAAGAGCCGGAGCGGGAGGCAATGACCGATGAAAGCAATTAATTGTGCGCAGGGTTCGCAAGAGTGGCATCTGGCCCGCTGCGCGGTAATCACGGCTAGCAAGTTTGTAGATGTGCGCAAGCGCCTCAAGACTGGCCCGAACAAGGGCGGCTTCACTGCCGACGCTGAGAAGTATGCTTTCCGTCTCGCGATCGAGCGAATCAGCGGCGTACCGCTTGACGAAGGATTTCAGAATTTTGCGATGCGGCGCGGCAATGATTTGGAGCCGATTGCGCGCGAAGTTCACGAACTGCGTACAGGCCACTTTGTTGAGCCTACGGGATTCGTCCTGTCGGATTGCGGCCGCTTCGGTGCGAGCGCAGATGGCCTGATCGATGACGATGGCGGCTGCGAATATAAATGCCTGATCGATCCCGAGCGCATCCGCGATGTTCTGCTGACCGACGACATTAGCGAATTCATGGATCAGATTCAGGGCTGCATGTGGATTACCGGGCGCAGCTGGTGGCACTTCTGCCTATACGTGCCGGCTCTCAAGGCGGTCGACAAGCATCTGTATCTGCGCCATGTGCAGCGCGACGACGCATACATTGCGGAGCTGGAAAAAGACCTGATCGAGTTTGAAAAACTGGTCAGCGAGAACGAAAGAATATTGCGATTGGAGAAGGCAGCATGAACGCAGCAGCAAATGAGCTGATCGTAATCGAGAAAGCCACCGCCCTGACGGTATTCACTACCGAAGATGCGCTTGATCCGTATATCGCCAAGGTGCAAGCCGAGATTGATAAATTCGTGCCGAATGTGGCGACCAAGAAAGGCCGCGATGATATTGCATCAATGGCATTCAAGGTTGCGAAGTGCAAAACCTATCTGGAGTCGGTAGGCAAAGAGCTGGCAGCCGAGCAAAAGAAAATACCAGCGAAGATCGACGCGGCACGTAAAAAAGTATGGGACCAGCTGGAGGCGATGCAAAAGGATGTGCGCAAGCCCTTGACCGATTGGGAGGCTACCGAAGCTGAGCGAGTCGCCAAGCATCAGCAGCGCATCGCAGAAATAATGCTGCGCACCAACGAAAATTCAGACCTCGATTCTGGCGAACTAAAAGCCAGCATCGAATGGGCCGAGCAAATAGAGCTTGGCGCTGGCTGGGAGGAATTTGAAGCCGAGGCCGGCAATGCCAAAGACAAAGCACTGTCAAGCCTGCGCGCCGCGCTAGTGGTTCGTGAAAAGCACGAAGCCGAACAGGCAGAACTGATCCGGTTACGCCAGGAAGCCGAAGCCCGCGCAATCAAGGATCGCGAGGAAGCGATTGCCCGCGAGGCTGCCGAGCGCGCCACGCGTGAAGCCGACGAGCGCGCACGCAAAGAGCGCGAGGCCGAAGCGCAACGAGTGGCAAACGAAAAGGCCGCAGCGGATCGCCGCGAGCTGGAGCAGAAGCTGGCCATTGAGCGTGCCGAGCGTGAAAAGGCGGACGCCCTGCTTGAGGCCGAGCGAGCTAAGAAGGATGCGGAGCGGAAAGCGCAGGAGGCCGTGGCAGCCGAGAAGCAACGAGTTGCCGAGGCAGCCGCGCAGGCCGAGCGAGAAACTAAGGCCCGCGAGAAAGATACGGCCAACAAGAAAGCAGTTAACACGGCTGCGCTCAATGCGTTCATCGCGGGCGGACTAACTGCGGAGTGCGCAAAAGTTGCCGTAACGCTGATCGCTAAGAAGTCGATTCCTGCGGTGAGCATCGCTTACTAACACCTAGCCTCCGGGCTTTTTATTCTGTTGGCGCTGCGGCGCGGGAGTGAGTGATGGTAAAGCGTAAAACGAGAGTGCAGCGTGAAGCCGAGCGGAAGGCGGCATTATTGCAGCGAGTGACGGATATTTATGCGGGCGCCGGTGGCCGGGTGTGGGATGCGGATGATTTCGCAACCGCTGCCGACTTATCGAGGATCATTCCAGTTCTGCAGGCGGTATTCAGCCCGCAGCTGGAAGCGAAATATCCGTGGCTTTCGCACTATCTAGACAACTTCAACGACCCTCGGTCGGCAGCAGACTTTTTATATGGCGAGGGATTTCGAGCATGACCACGCCGACTTTATCGGAAAAACATTTTGAGGCGCTGGAATATGCAAAGCGCGTGTTTGACTCTCACGCGGAGGCGTGTGTCGGTGACGCATATCACAGCGCAGTACGCGATGCACTGTTGCTCGCCGAACTCCCCGACCGCATCAGCGCGAGCCAGGAGCGGATTGCGGAGCTGGAGTCCGGCATAGAAGCTGCCAACAGAACTGCCACGCAATTGATTCAGGAAAACAGCGCTCTGGCGGCGGAGAATGCGGAGCTTAAAGAAATTGCTAGATTAATAGGCTCAATTTTTTTCTATGGCGGCTTCAAGGCTGAGACTTATAACGAGAAAAAGCTTGAGACTCTATTACGAAAAATAGGCTTTTTATTTGAAAATGAAAGCCAAGTTATTACAGAGGAGCAAGCCACCCCACCCCAAGCGCCAGCCGTGGGGGATGACGAGGCGATTCGCGCAGGTTTTGAGAAGTGCTACGCGAAAGAGACGGCGCGAAGAGGCCGCACGCTGAATAGAAACAACGATGGCGGCTATTGCAATATGAAAGTAGCCGACGACTTCGAGTTTTATCGACAAGCATGGAACGATTCGGCCGCCAAATACCGCGCCAGCGTTGCGGGGGCTGAGCCGGTTGCGTGGAAGTATCGTTACCACGACACCTATCCTGGAATATGGCATGTTGCTGAAGGCGATCCGAGAAAGGCTCATGGCGCAGGCATATCCGATGCTATACCCCTCTACGCCGCCCCAGCTCCTGCGCAGGGCGCGGTAGCTGATGCGGCAACGGTAATTAGCGCGCTAGAGGATTATCTACTGGAGATTGATAGCTCGTCCTGTCGTGCGGGAGTGCTAGCCGAACAAGTATATGAGTGGGTTAATGAAAATCTTCCAGTGTTGCTCACACAGGGGGCCAGCCGATGAAAAAGACAATCACGTTCGATGACGCTGAGTGGGTGCTGGTGCCGATAGAGCGCAACTACGATCAGCGCTCAGCCTCAATAATCGCGTTCAACACCACAGCAGTTATCAAAGGAAAAGATCGCGACGACTCTTTGCAGGCTGCATGGGAAGCACAACTTGCAGCAGCCCCCGAGCATCCCGAGGCCGGGGCGGGTGTGCGCTCCGCTATCTTTGAGGAAGCGGCGAAAATTTGTGACGGATATAATGAGGGATGGTACGTGTATCGGAAAGGTGCCGAGGAGTGCGCCAGGGCGATTCGATATGCGGCGCTTGCCGCCCCGCAGCAGGCCAATACATTCGCTGTACCATTCGATTCTACAAAGAAATGCAATCCTTTCGTCACTCAGTGCCCGCGCTGCAATAACCCGTGGAACGAGTGCGACACACCACACCTCTACCACTCCGAGCCGGATCATGGGGAGGATGGGCCGAGCCGCGAACCTTTCCTGGAGGCTGCGGCAGCGGCCGGCATTCAACAGGCCAAGGTTGCGGGGGATTTGGCTGGGGTTGTCATAGCGCACAATAAACGGCTGCTGGCAGTCCTGAAAGATACCGAATATTTTCTAACGCAAGTCGATCCAGTCCATTGGCCGTCGCGTGCCGAGGCCGGCGCAATGATTGCGAACATACGCCGCAACATCGCGGAAGCGGAGGGCGGGCTGTGAAATACATCGTAACGAAGCTGGACGATAAGGAAGTTATTTTCGTATTCCCGAAATCGGTCGATCACGATCGCATGTGGGAAGCGATGGCGGCGATTCGCTTCGACAGCGGGCGAGACTGGAGCCGGAAGCTGCGCGATGGTGAGCTGGTATCCGCTGGATTTATCAGCCACGGCATATGCACTGGTCGCAGTGAATCTCTCGGCGTCGAGTCGCGCAAAGGGCTGGATACCGCATTACTTACTGAGGCGGGCTTATCATGACCAACGAAGCGGGGAAGGTGCGGCGGTTTAGCATGAATCCTGGCATCGGATCACTGGCTGACGACAATGGCTGGTTTTGCACATACGCCGACTACGAGGCCAGCGAGCGGCGCGTGAAGTGGCTGGAGGCGCAGAATGCAGCGCTCGTCGAACTTGTTAAGGCCGTCTGCTGGTGCGATGGCGAGGTTTGCCTTGAGCCGGTACGCGACAAATATTGGATGCAGGCTCGCGACGCAGCCTTATCCACCCAGGCAGGAGAGACGAAGGTATGACCGACCAGCGACTGCGGCACCGCCGCGCTGCAATATTCGTTCGCGCTGAAATGTCGATGGAGCAGCGGCGGATTTGGAAAATACCCCGAAGCCTTCCGTTTGAGCCAGTCAATCCAGATCCGGGCGGCGTTGTTTTGGCGTTCGCAAACGAGGCGGTCGAGCGGCAGATGAAGCCTTGCGGCTGGGGGAGGTGGTGATGGCGCCGCAAGATATTGGGCTTTTAGCCGTCTCCGCCATGCTCGTCGCTTTCGGTGGGATTTTCACGGACAGAGTGTGGCTGGCCGGAACTGGGCTGGCGGCCTACTTCATCATCTTTATGTCGGCATCAATGTGAGGAACCGAAAAATGACCGCGACCGATAGCAAAGAATACCGTGTAGTCGACGAATCGGTGCTCGGGCATTGCTGCATCGAGGCGTCAATTGTTGATTCGTTTGGGCAGCTGGTTTGCGAGTTTACCGAGAAAGCTGCTGCTGAGAATGTGGCAGCGATCATCAATGCGCATGCAGCGGCAGCCAGCGCGGAGCCAACCGCACCTCAGTGGCAGCCAATCGAGACGGCGCCGAAGGGCGGAGGCGCTGACCGCGTCGACGATCCGGCATATGTAACGCCACCTCGACTTCTCCTTTTTTCCGAAGGATGCATGGTTGTTGGTTTTTGGGAGGCGTATCACGATATCGGCGGCTCGGGCTATATCGGTGGATCAGCGTGGACTGAGGATAGCTCCGGAGAGCTTATGCAGCTAACAATCGGAGAGCCTACGCACTGGATGCATCTACCGGCCGCGCCGGGATCGGAGGGGTAGATGAAAACACTGAGGGTTCGCACAGGCGGAGTTGCCACCGCGTTTGCCGTACCGAGCGGGTGGCGCGCAAAGGCCGCTATGCTTATGCGCGACTGGCGGCCGCATGAGAAAAAGCCCGCATGGTACAAGCACAGTAAGAATTATCGAGATGCGCTAGGCGGAGACCGATCCGGCCTGTCGCGCTGGGAGAATCGTCGGGCGGCAGAGCGATTTGTTAATTATTTAAGGGAGCAAGTAGCCCTTCAAATCTCTTTAATGGAAATGCAGCTTACAGCGGAATGGGCTGCTCGAGATGAGGCGCACCGCCAAGAAATCATAAGACAGGAGCGTCAGCGGCGCGAGATCGATGAATTGTTCAGGGCACAGAACAAGAAAACTCAGTTGACGGCGAGTGCGAGCGCATTGTCGATTCAGGTATGGCGCTGCCGGCGCCGAGCGTGGTGAGGTAGCGATATGATTCCTGTGCAAGAATGGATAGACCGCCGATTCAGCGACGCCAAGAAAAAACCGCACGCGCAATCGGTGCGGCGCTGGATCGACAACGGTGATGTGCCGGGTAAGAAGATTGGCGGCCGTTACTTCGTCGATATCGAGCTCGAGCAAAAGCAGACCGGCGATGAGCTCGCCGACCGCGTACTGATGGCCAGCTGATGAATCCACGCCCGCGCTCGAAAAAGAACAAGGATCTGCCGGATAACCTCTACTCGAATGACAGGGGTTATTACTACCGGCATCCGACCACCAAAAAGAATTACGGCATGGGTTCGGATCGCGCTCGCGCAATCAAGGCGGCGCGCACCCTAAATCAGCGCCTGGTAGGCGGCGGCGATCTGGTCGCCCGGGTGCTCGGCGGCGACACCATCCGCACACTAATTTCGCGGTATAGCGCCGAGCATTTGCCGGACAAGCATCTGTCCACGCGGTCACTGTCTGAGGCCGAGTATCGGCTGAATAGAATCGATCGCGAGCTCGGCGACCTACCCTTCCAGCAATTCGAGCTCGCGGCGCTGTCCGACTGGCTGCGCCCTCTCACGCGTGACGCGTACATCAAGTATCGCGGGCAATGGATCGACCTCTACCGCTTCGCCTGCTCGGTGGGATTGGTCGAGCGCAATATTGCCGAAATGACACTATCGAAGCCGGCGCCGACACGACGCAGGAAGCGCTGGACTCTTGAGCAATATCGAGCAACCCGCGCGCAGGCCGAGCCGTGGCTACAGGCAGCGATGGATTTAGCGCTGACCAGCTTGCAGCGCCGCGAGGATCTGATTGCAATGCGCTTCGACGGTATCGAGGAAGAAAGGCTGCTGGTGCGGCAGGAAAAGACCGGCGCCCGTATCGCCATCAAGATCGGCGGCAGCCTGAAAGATGCGATCCAGCTCGCCAAGGTGCGCAGCATCGTCTGCCCATTCATCATCGCTTGCCGGCCGTCTCGAATGCGCGAGAGCGAGAACAAGCAGCATCCGTTTCAAGTGCTCCCCGACTTTCTCACAAAAGCGGTGGCAGCGGCGCGCGACCGGACAGGGCTGTTCGATGAATACCCGCCGGGCGAGCGCCCCACCCTGCACGAACTGCGAAGTTTAGGCGCTCACCTGTACGAGGAGGCGGGCTATCCAGAGGAGTTTATTCAGGGCTTGCTTGGCCATGCAAAAATCGAAATGACGCAGCATTATCTCGACGGCCACAAGGAAAAATGGAGCGAAGTTTTGGCTGATTTGCGCATTGAGTTATAGGGGGATAGTAGGGGGATAGTAGGGGGAATTTTTTAGCACTCGTAAGTGCTTGATTTGGTAGGACCGGGCGAGCTCGAATCGCCGACCTCCACCATGTCAAGGGGGCGGCAATAGGCGCCAATGTTGTTGATATTTCAGGGAAACAGGCTGTTTTTCGATGCCACAAAAAGCGTAAAAGCCACATAACAAAATCAATAGGTTACGTGATCATTCTAGGGGGCCACCCTCACCGCCCGAAACGTAACCTCACTGGTCGGCGGCAACAGCATTTCATTCGCCTCCCGGCTGCGCTCTGCCTTGAGTCGGTCGATACCCTCCGCGAGCCATTGCTTCTGGCGCTGCGCCGATCGCGCGCGGTTTGCTTTTGTCTTTGCGTTATCGGGTTGTAGCGGCACTCACCGGCCCGCCTTCGCCTTTTTCAGATCAGCCTGGCACTGCATATTCGCGGACCAGTATTTCAGCTGGTCGACTTTGCAGGCCATCAGCTGCGCGCTCTCAACTTTCCCCAGAACAGGCGTCGCCGGATAGCAGGAGGCCGGTGTGACCGCGTTGCTCGGCGCGCTCGGCAGGCCACCATACAGCGCTACCACGTAATACGTGTGCTTCGTGCAGCTCGGCACCGACAGCATCTTGGTCCGCGTCGGGGCCTTCGCGATTACCGCGCCATAGACTTTGCCGTCCTCGTACAGCTGGTAGGAGGCCGGGCCTGGAAGCGCCGATCCGTTTGCGTAGGTCGTGACTTCATCCCAGTACAGGCCATCGGCCAGCGCCGGCATCGAAAACAGTAGGGCGATCAGTAAAAACTTCATGGCGTTACCTCGGTAAATGAGTTGGCGAAATCTCGGCACTTGGTCAGCGTGGCGAATTGCTCGGCGAGCTCGGCTCGGAGGGTGAAATAAGCTGGTCGAGCAGCGGGATCAAGTTCCGGGGCTGCTGCAACAGTTCCGCCGGCGGCATCACTGGCGGCGGGCAAGCTGGGGCATGTGGCGCGGACGTACAGCCGGCCAGTGCCAGCAGCGACACTGCGAGCAAGGCGCTCGTTTTCGATAAGTGCGGTTTCGAGAACATCGTTGGCGCTCCTGATCTGGTGCTGCAGCTCGAGCTGCTTGGTGGCGGTGGCGGTGGCTGCGTCGGCGATCGCCTGCGCGTGATAGCGCTCGAGAGTGGCGTAACGCACCTCCCAGCGGTTGCCGTTGATCCAGGCGCCGCCGATGCCGGCCAGTACAGCCAGCGCGATGCCGATGATTGCGCAGGGGTTCATTCGTCAGCCTTGGGCGGGTGCAGCCGCTCCTGCCTAATCAATTGCGACAGCGCCGACAGCACCAGCAGACCGACTGCCAGCAGCGGCATGTATTGCGACGGTATGGCGATACGCAGCTCGTCGGGCATCATCCGCCACGCGGCCATTGCGGCGTCAGGAGAGGCGACCAATACGCTGATCAGCGCGGAGCCGAGCAGGTTAAGTCGAACGCTCCAGCGCTTGTGCCAGGTGCGCCAGTTGTCGGCGAGTTTCATGGCAATCTCCCCAGCTCCATCACAATGGAAAGGCGATCCGCCCGCGAGCCGACTTGCTTCGCCCAATCGCTTTGCAGCATTTCAACGGCCGCCGCGCCATATCGACCGGCCTTCACATGCTCCAGCGTCTTTTTGAATTTCAGCAGCCCGCCGACACCTAGATTGAAAGCCATGTTTAGCAGCACGTTCTGGCGCGCGTCGTCGAGCTGCTGGACCCACGGCAGCGCATCGGTAAGGGTTGCGTAGGTTTTGTCGATATCCTCATCCAGGATGAAATCGATTGCCGCATCGGACAGCTTGCCGCCTTTGCGTCGGTCGATAAGGTGGCCGACGCCGATGGTCAAAAATCCGAGCGAGTCTTTGTAGGCGGATGCGACCCTGCCTTCGTCGACGATCAGCTGGCTTTTCAGTTTTGCGCGGTTCATTATTTCGGCCCCACAATGGCAGCAATTACCGACCGCCACACCGACGACAGCAGGAACGCCAGAATGATCGGCACAGCCCAAATGCACGCGGACAGGATGATGCGCCGCTTGAGGTTTTTAATGTCCTCTTCGAACGCCTGCTTACCCTTGATCCATTCGTGGTGGTTGGCGTGCGTCTCGGGGTCGACCCATTGCAGCCGCTTGGCCACCATGATTCGGTCGGCCACTTTATCGGCAAGGTCATCGATGTTGAAAAGATTTTGATCCATCAGGTCGTCCCCGGCGGCGAGTTGGGGAGAACATCACTGGAGTTCACGCGATAGCTGTAAGTAATCACGAAGGCCTGCGCGCCAGTGCCGGTGCTGACGAAGGCGGCCTGCACGGTCTGCGTGCTGCTGACAGGGAGAATCAAGCCGGCATTGCCCGCGTTGACGCTGACGATATTGCCCGCCACGTTGTTCGGGAAGGTTTTTGCCTTAATGGGTACCGTCATGATGAAGCTGGTTGCAGTCGCTCCGGCAGTCACCGTCATCGAGCCATATGTTTTTACCGTAATCTCGTCGAATGTTCGCGACCAGATCGAATAGCCAACGGAAACGCCGGAGCAGTTGACCATGCCGCTAATCACCACAGCGCTATCGACGCCCTGCCCCTGCTGGGAGGTCATGCCGGTTTCATACAGACCGCTGAGCATGGCGCGCCCGAGCTTCTGGCCGACCCTGAAATAGCCTTCGCCGGTATAGTGCAGATAGGGAATCACGCCGGTCGGATCAAAATAACTGATCGGCAGATCGCCGTTGTTGATGTATGCCCGGCAGCTCGGATCGGGCCAGGTTGCCGCCTTGAAAGCACTGCTGTACCGGCGCCACAAATAATCGGAGTTCCCGGGCGCCGACTGCGCAAACGGAGGGAGCGCCATGATAAACGTGGGCATGTAGTTGTCGAACCACGTCTGCGTTTTCAGCCAGGTCATGATCCACGTTTCAAAGTCGGTCGTAATCGTCTGGCTCTGCGCATTGGCGTCCGATTCGCCGCCGCCCCACACGAAGTAATCGATTTTGGATATGGTAATGCCGTAGGTAGTCGACGCCGCAGCGAGCGCTGCCACGACGTTGCCGGCAATGGCCTGGCGGAAGTTGTAGGTGGATGGGGAAGGCCCCCAATTCTCCATGCCCAGCCCACCACGGTACACGTTGATTACGAGCACTGGACGGCTGCGGTTTGCCCGGGCGATTATGTTGGCGGCAGAAACTGACGGGCCGACATAAGCCGGATTGATCGCGGCAAATGCGGTACCGACCACTGTCGATGCCTGAGAGTTTCCGTCAAAGTTCCACAGGAAAAGATTCGGCGCCGGGTCCCACGCGTAGGCAATGGCCTGCGGCATGTTCGACTGGCCGGTGGACAGGATAATGATCGGCGGCGCGCTGTTGATATCGGCAATTGCGCCGTCGAGATTGGCGAGCGCGCCGGCCACGGTATTCAATCCGTACCCGATCAAGGCCGCGCCACCAGCGCCAGCGAGATCAGCGCGCAATCCGTTGTCGCTACCGATGACATTAAGGACCGGGTAGCCGGGTACCTGAGCGTTCGCAGAGGTCAGGACGTTGATGTCATAGGTGGCGCCATTGGCAAGGTAAATCGCAGCCTCGCCGTTGGCGTCGAGAATCACCGGGTTGGCATTCGCGGTTGAGCCAGCTGCGGTAGTGTAGGTGGCGAGCGGCGTGCTGCCGCCGGCTGCATAGGTCCACACTTTCCCGCCGGCAAGTGGTAAATTAGTCCCCGGCACAAAGAACTTGGCGCGCAGCAAAGGCATTAAAGTGTTCATAACTACTCCTAATTAGGACTGCGGCGCTTCACAGCGCGTGGTGTTGCATCGAGAGATTGAATGTCCGAATCCACCCTCCGAGTAATTCTGGTCGCCTCTTTTTGGGCGCTCTTCCCTGTATGGAAATGGCTGTGGTCAGTTGCCGGTGACCGCTACGGCCCCCCCTGCGCTCGCGGCTGGGGACAGCTGAAGCAAAAGTCGAGAAATCTCTGGCGCAATGTCTGGTCGCTGAGTGAGTAATTGCGCGACGAGACGCTGGCCCTGCGGCGTGTAGGCCAGTGATGCCGCGCCACCGCCAACGACCGCACCCGGGCTGATTGCAGCAAGGCCGCCAGCACCAGCAAGGCCCAGCAGCGTGCGGCCAGCAGTGCCGGAGTCTGGATATTTGCTGCCGAGTACATTTTTCCCGGCCTCCGATAAATCCTGCATCAGCGCATTGCCGGTAGCGAACTGTCCTTTGCCGACCGATGTATCCGAAGCCTTGACCGCGTTTTGAAGCTGTGCCGGCGTGAATACTCCGCTCTCCGCTCCTACGCTCGACGCAGCGCGCCGCAGTCGCGCATAGTTCGCGTAACCTAAATTTATGCCCTGCAGCTCCTGCGCATATTGCGGGTTGCTGCGCACAAGGTTGCCGCGCATTGATGTGAGCAGCTCGCCGATGGCGTTACCGAGCTCGCGATTGTCGAAAGATGCGTCGCCGCGATAACCCTTGGCGATCCGGGTGAGCTCGTCCTCCACGCCCTTGAATGTCTGTCCTACCATGCCGCCATTCGGAGCAGCCTTGCCGAGCTGATCCTGCAATACAGCTTCAAATCGGCGCGCCTGGGCTTCCGGGAGATTTGCGGCCATGCCGCGCAGGCGATTCACCTCTTGCGCAAATTGCGCGTCGGGCTGGAAATTGAGACGAGGTAGAAGGTTGTCGTAGGCATCACCCAGCGCCCGGCGCACACCCTGCAGTCCGCCCCTGCCAATACCATTCGCCTGCAGCCCAATCGGTTCCAGTGCGCGGTTATACGCGGCCTCGTTGAACTCATTGATCGCGCGGCGCTGCCCCGATGCGATCGCATCGCCGATCAGCGGGATGGAGGTTGCTTTTGATTCCAGCTTCGCCGCAGCGCCACCCATGATCTGCCCGGGCGTAGGGGTAATGCCGGCATCCATCAGTGCCTGCACTTCGGGATTTACGTTCGGGCTGATTACTCGAGAAACGCCCGCGCCGACACGATTGAGCAGGCCTGCCGTGCCGGCGCCGAGCGCGACTTGCTTCGCCTTATCGCTCGCGAAATTCTCGCCGCCATCCACGACCGGCTGTAACGCGCCAAGCGCGCCACCCTGTGCCACGGCAGGCACGAAGCCAGCACCGCCAGTTGCAGTTGCGATCGGGGCTGTGGCGATGATATTGCCAGCCAGCCGAGTACCATCGAGGCCGGTGTCGCCGGCCTGCTGGCGGCGTTGCTGGTAGGCCTGCTCATCCTGCTGGATCGACTGGTCGTACTGTTGCGTGGTTTGCGGTTCGATACCGAGTGCGCGCGTAGCCGGACCGATAACTGGCAGGTTGTTTGCCGCACCAATTAATTCATTGCCTTTTGCGACTACAGATTCCGGCAGCGCGTGCATAAGCATCTGCGAGCCAGCCTGCGGAATGTCGCGAAATCCGCGCAGCACATCGCCAGCCTTGGTTAAAAGGTCCGGTTCAGCTGCCGGCGCGGCGGCCTGCACTTGGCTCAATTTGAGTCGCGGGACAGGCGCAGCAGAAACCTCGGAAAGCTTCATTGCACTTCCTCAACATCGGGGTCGTTCGGATCGCCGCCGGTAACGCGGTATTTCTTGCCACCCTGTTCGATGATCTGCCCGACTGCATATTTTCCGGCAGCCGGCGCAGCATCCCGATTAACCGGGCCGGGCATGGCGTCTGCATCCTCTGCCGCGCGACCCGCGCTGATTCGCGCAGCACCGATGACGTTTTGCAAACGAGCCTGCTTGTCGGCAACGGTCTTATCGTCGTCGCCGATCTGAGGGAAGTAGCTGCGCGCGTAACCACGAAGCTGTTCTTTCGTATATGCCGCACCGGTGCCGAGCGTCAAAGCGGCGTCGAGCAAATCGAGCTGTGCCGCTTCAACGCGCTGGCGCGCCTGACCCGTAAGGGCGTTGGCGGCAGTATCTCCAGCGACAGCGCGGGCGCCTTCTGATACCAGCGATGGATTGGCGGCATTCGGCGCACCCTGCAGCGCATCCTGCAGCTGCTGCTCTGAGAATTTCAGGCGCGAGTACAGGGTTGCGGCCTTGCGCTCGCCCTCGGTCGGCACGGCGTTTCGCTGACCTTCTTTCTTGTCGGCGGGGCCGCCCTGAATGGCCTCGAGGCTGCCGTCGGCCGCCCAGCGATAACCGGCCGGAGGTTTGTTATTGTCGGCGCCCTGCTTGCTTTCCATTGCACGATTGTGCCGAGCTGTCTCGCCGGCCGTCAGCTTTTTGTATTCCTGGTCCAGGCGGTCCTTCATACTCAGCGCCCGCATCTGGTTCACTTTCATCGCAGCAGGGTTGAACTCTGCCGGCATGGCCGATGTATCGATGCGCATGTCCTGAAGCTGTTTGCGTCCGGCGTCGTAGCTGGGCTGATCGGTAACGCCGCTTGCGACGCGGCTGATTATTTCGAATGTCTGCAGCTGACCTTCAATCTCGGATTTGCGCGCCTCCGCAGTCGCCTTCTTCGCCTTGCTGTCGGACTCCGCATAGTCGCCCTCCACCTTTGACGCTGCGAGCGGATCGACGCCATACAGCCCGGTGAGCAGCTTTTTGCGATCGATGGATTTATTGCCGTCTGCATCGGTGGTGACGGCATTCATACCAATGTCTTTCAGGCTGCGGCGATCGGCAGCACCTTGCTGCGCCTCTTGGAGCTGCAGCTGTTGGAGCTGGCCCGACCCCTGTAAAGCCTGGAGGCGCGCAAGCTTGCCGGCACGCTCCAGCGGGTCGCCAATGTCGAGTGGGCGGACTTGCAGCGGAATAGAAGCATCTAAAGCCATGATCAGCCCGTCCCGAAGTATTTGAAGTTGTCGACCGAGCTGTAATCATCGTTGGCCGCGTTTGGGCCAATTTTGTCCAGCAGCTTCTGATTTTGGTATTGATTGATGCCATTGCCGATCGCGCTGGTGGCGCCATTGGCCGCGCCGACATAACCGCTCGCCCGCGCATTGCCGATAGACTGTTGCGTCTGCCCGATGTTCTGCGCGGTCTGCGTGCCGATATTGTTGATCGTATTGGTCGCGGTCTGGCCGACGCCGGCAAGGCTGGCAAGGCGATTGAAGCGCTTATCCTGCTCGGTGTTGAAGCGATTGAAGGCGTTGCCGTATTCCTGGCTTGCGGAGCCTTGCTGGTAGTCGGTGAGGTCTTTCAGCGTGCCGCCAGACAGGAGGCCGCCACGCGCCGCCGCAGAACGCTCAAGCGCCTGCGTACCCTGGTCGAGCCGGAATTTGTAGCCGGGGTCGGCCTGATAATCGGCCATCGAAAAATTGCGGTTGAGGTCGCCGACGCCTGTATTTGCTGTGCCGGCGCCAGCAGCTTGCGGCTCGGTACCGGGCTTATAGGTGAATTGCCGACCCTCGTCCTTGCCGTGCTGCAAATAATGCTGATATGCGAGCGGCGCCCAATTGGGATTTTTCGCGACGTCAGAATTCGCGGCGAGGTATGCGTCGACGTCGAAGTTTTCTTCGGTCGGCTTACCGTTGCTGGCGTTGGTGCCTGTGGTGCCCAGCCCGAGGCCGGCGCGCAATTGCTCCAAAGCGCTGTATCCCGCATCGCGGAACGGCTCCTGATCGTCGCGCGACTGGTTGTACATTTGGAGCTGGGTGGCGTTTGAATCCTCGCCGGCACTTTCCAGTGCGTCAGCAGACTTATTGGCACCATAAATGGCGGCGCCCGCACCAATGACCGTTGCAGCTGCGGCAAATGGCATTTTTGTAACCTCCGCGACGCTTCACAGCGTTGCACTAATATTGCATTACTCGGGCAATTCGCCTTCTGACTCTATATCGACTTTGCCGTTGCGATCGGTGCGATGGATGCAGTAAATAACCGCCGGCTCCAGACTCATAAATGTATGCTTCACGCCGGCCTTAATCAGGATCGGCAGCGGCGCACGAATGTCTTGCCAGAATTCGCCGTCTTTCCACACACGCACCGAACCAGCGGCCAGCATCGAACAATGGTCATAGGTGTGCGAATGCTGCGGCACGACAATACCCGCCCGATCCATTGCCATCTGCTTAATGAAAATGCCATCAGGCATAGCAAACTCAACGTCGGGTAACTCGAAGCGGTCGGCGCTGACTTGTGGCATGGAATGCGTCATTCTTCGCACCTCAAGCAGACAATAAGTGTCATCCGATCGTCGCCACCCAAGTTATTAACCTCATGCTCTTTCGTGTTGTCGAAATACCAGGCTTCGCCGGTTTTCATCACCACGCTTTCGTCCTCGACACGGTTCGCGCAGTGCGGGTTCGATTGCAGCACGACATAAATTTTGGTGTTGAAGTATTCGGGGTGCCAGCCTTTGTCTGCATGTGGCGCAATGGCGCCGCCGCGCGGAATCTTTGTAATCAGGATGCCGCCGATCATTACTGCTTCCATGCGCGCGGCCAGGCCGAACACGATAGGGCGCAATGCCGGCAGCTTGTACCAGGCCGGGTACCAAATCGGAAAATGAGCGTCATTGATGCCGCTAAAATCTCCGCTGGCCTCGTAAGGCGCACGATCGTTATAGCGCACCCATATATCGGACATTTCCGCGTGCGGGCTGTCTGGCGCAATCTTGCGCTCGCGGTGCTGATTCCACAGCTCGGGCTGGCGCTGCAGCTGCATATTCAGCGGCAGCACATCAATGCCGTCAGCAATGAGGCGAAAATTCTTCATACGGCAATCCCGTTCGCCACCAGAGCGGCGCGCAGCTGATTAACGAGCGTGACGAGGTTGTTGATGATGGCCTGCTCGGTCGCGGTGTACGCAGCCCCAGCGGTGCCGGCAACGGCAGCGTTTACGGTCACTTCCGTCTGCGGCGTCTTGCCGTTGCAGCCGAAGCCATTGGTAAGCGTAAGTGCGTCAAACGTCGGCGTAGCTGCCGCGTGAATATTCTGCGGCAACGAGAGCGTGATCGAGCCGGGGCCGTCCGTAACTACAACCTGATTCGCAGTACCGGTTAGGTTGCTGCGCTGCGGCGGATTGCCGGTCGATCCAATTAGCAACTGGCCGTTAGTGGCGGCCATCGAGCCATTAATCACGCCGCCCGCAATTACGCGCAAAAACCCGTTGACGTTCAGCCCCGTCAGCGAGAGGCCGTCAAAGGTGGGGGAGCTGGTCGCATCGATATCTTGAGGCGCAGACAGCGTGATAGATCCCGGTCCATTGCTGACGATTACCTGATTGGCGGTTCCGGAAACAGCCCCCGCTATCGGTATCGCTCCGGTGATGCCCATCATTAGCTCACCGTCAGCCAACTGCAATCCTGCCAAGTTGCCGAAGGCGTCATTGATCACTGCAGCGTTAGGCGGAATGGTCGCGATGTTTACGCCATCGACAGAAAAGTCGACGATGTTCTGGCTCGATGCCGCAATGCCCAGCGTGCCAGGCCCTGAGCGATACCAGCCCAGCGCGGGTTCGCTAACAAAACTGATTGCTGGCGAAGAAACCGAACCATCCTGCAGCGTGTAGTTGAAGGCGGGCGGCAATATGCCATCGCGACCACCAACGATGCTGACCAGCTTGTTGAGCGCAAATAGGATCGGCGATGTAAAGCGGCCTTCGCGATCGACCGCTACGTCGCGCGCACTGAATCGGTTAACGGGCGCGATCATGCTGCGGCCTCGCGCGCGCCGATATCGACGCCGGTCATCGTCCGCTTAACGGGGTCGGTGATGCGGGTCCGCCACACGCGATTGCGGCTTCGGCCCAAGCGGCTAATGCGAGCGCGCCGGGTAAATTCACCTATGCGGCCCAGCGGTAAACGCTTTTGATGGCTCCAGGTATGGCCGCCATCGTTGGACCAGTCGAGCAATACCACCGGGTCATCGCCCTGCTGGACGCCATCGAGGCCGACACCGGTTTCGGTCAGCAATTCGAAGTGGTCGTAATTCGTGAAATACGATCGCGGGTTGTTGTGGTGCGGGCTGGATCGCAGCGCCGTCAGCTCGCCGCCGAAGTCGTCGTAGAAGTCGAGGTTCAGCTCGTAAAGGCTGCCGTTTTCGCGGTCGCCGACAATGTGCTTGCCGAACGCAGCAACATGGCTTTCCTCGCGCACGCGATTGAGCTCGCCATTGCCGTCAGTCCATGCGCGCTCATGCCACCATTTCGTGGCCGCGTCATATACCCACGTGGCGTTGGCGCTCGGGAACGTCAGCTGATAGAACGTATGCCCCTCATCCTGATAGGCGAAGCCAATGGCGTCATCGATGCGGGCATATTGCTTGATCGCGTACTCAATGGCGTGCGTGCTGATCCGCTCCGGCGTATAGCCGTTGGCCCGCCAGACCATGCCCTGGCCTTTGTCGTCGGCGCCTAGCCAGAATACGGAGTTGTCCATCTTGACCGGCGAGAACGCAGCCGCGCAGCCATGCTCAATAAATGCGCCTTGAATGCGCTCGAACGGGAATGAGTTGTTGCCGCTGTTGAAAAACACCTCAATGCTGCTGGTGCCGAACAGCCAGACTTCGCGGTGATCGACGATCAAGGCGATGACGTTATCCGGCGCACCTTCGGCAGTCGCGAAATCGAGCGCGTTAATGTCGTACCCGTCATACAGCGCGGTGATGTAAAAGCGGCCGGTGCCGGGATCGTTAAAAATGAAATAGCCATCCTGAAAGCCGATGGTATTGGCGCCGGGGAATGCCGGATCCGTCACGGCGCCGAAGCTGCTGGTTGCCAGGGTGAGGATGTACATTTTTGGGCCGTCGACAATGGCCAGCTGCAGGCCGTTGTCCGCCATCGATACAGGGCCTGATGCGCTCGCCAGCGTGCCGCGTAATACGCTCGTCTGGCTGGCGTATACCTCGTACAACTGGCTGCCACTGACCACAAACACGCGACCGTCTTTCTGGCACTTCCAAGCGCCACGAATCGGACCGGCGCCGACAGTCGCGAACAGATGGCGACCCGGACAGCCGACCAGAATCAGCCGTCGATTCTCGTTCTCGATGATGATTTCGGGATAGAGGTTGACGCAGCGCTGCGCAGCCGCATTCACCGACCGATGCAGGTACGCAGGACCGATGAAGGGCGAGTCCATTAGTCATTCACCGAGATGCATGGGTGCGCAGGCGGTGCATTATTCTGGATTCCTAGCGCAAGTTGTTCGCGCCATTTTACCTCGAAACGCTGCAATCTTCGCTCATCTACGCCGAACTCGTCGCCGACCTCTGCCGCAACGCCGTAAATAAGGCCCAGCATCCACGGCGCATCGAGTGCAGTTGCTGTGGCCTGCGCGGTGTCGTCGATGATCTTCTGGTAGTACAGGCGAGCACTGACCGGTGAGGCCGGTACAGGCCACACGTACAGCACGTTGAAATTGTCGATGTAGCCGAAACGCGGATAGACAGCGGTCTCGGTCTTTTTCGGAATGTCGCGGTATTGGTCGAACGGCAGGATCGGTAATTCATGCTCCTGCGAGCCGGCATCCATGTAGCTGACGCCATTGCAGGAGTAATAGTCCGCCGGCAGATTTACAGTCTGCGCGGCGAGGCTGATGGTGGTGTTATAGCTGACCGTTTCGGGCCAGTTGTAGCCGCGCCAGACCAGATTTTTTAGGATCGAGTCCAGCGCCTGCAGGCACAGCACTTGGTCGTCAGGCTGGACCGGCTCGCCGACCGCGAGCACGCCGCATTTCTGCAGCGCACGCTCGACGATCTGCTCGCGCAATAGCGTCCAGGTGACGGCCATGGATTAGGCCGCCTGCGGGGTCGAAATCAGCTCCGCCTGATGCGGAAATTTCATTACCGTGCTCGGTACGCGGACGCCGTTTTCGTCCTCGACTACGGTCTGGATAATTGCATTGCGCAGCGCCTGCACGAAAGGCTCCAGCACCTCGACCTGCTTGTTACGCTGGATGCGCAAGTTGTGGCCGTTAACGATCAGATCAACGTCGGATTTATCGCTTTCAGTCGCAAAAATAGTGAGGCTGTAAACCGGCGTATTGGAGCGGTCCAGCTTCTTGCCGTCGAGCGTATAGAGCGCGCCGAGCGGAACGTCCTTGCGGTCTTTTTGCTTGGGCTTGGCTGATGCAGGTTCGTCATCGTACAGCGCCAGAATCTTGCCGATGATGGTCGGCTTGTTGTCCTGCGAAATGCCGGTCAGGCCGAGCGTTTCCGCCAGGTCGCGCAATTCGTCTTTGGTTTTGCCTTCGAGGTCGTCGCGTTCCATGGTTCACCTGTGATAAAGAAAAAAGCCCCTCGAAAGGGGCAAGGCGTGGAGTTAGCCCATTGCCTGCCAGCGGCACACCTTCGACGCCAGGATCAGCGCGAGAGTGGCGTTTTGCAGGACGCGGAAGCCGCCAGCGACAGGGGTGATGCCGCCGTTGCCACCGGTGACTTCCAGTGTGCGAGTGCCGGCCGCAATGGTTTTCAGGCAGCTGTTGTCAGCCATGCCATCGAACCACTCGCCCTCGATGCGATCGGTGATATTCACCCAGCGCACATAGCGCGGCGTGAAGCCGCATTGAATCTCGACGTAATCCGCCGCAGTGATCGCAGTGGCGTCGAAGGTGTCGGAGCCGAACGCCGTATGAACAATGCCGTCGGCCGGAACTGAGGCCAGAGTCTGGCCCGCTGTATTTTGTGCCATGGTGATTTCTCCTAGAGAATCAGGTTGCGGGTCAGCGCTTAGGTCAGCGCGGTCAGGTTGGTATGCTCGATGCGGGTGATCCAGTTCTGGTTCAGAATCTGGGTGGTGGTGATCGCCTTCCAGCCCGAAGTGGCGCGCTGGTTCAGCGGATCGTCACCAGAGCCCAGCGGCTTGATGATGTTCTCCATCGCATGACCTTCCAGCGGGCATACGCCGTAAGCGTTGTCAGCGATGATCAGCGTGGCGTATACGTCGTTGTTGACGCCGCCGGCAGAGATCATGCCGTCCGTGCTTACCGCAGCGCCCAGACCTGCAAACACCTTGCAGTTGGTCGAGGTGAAGAAGCGGATGTTGCGATACGAACCGACTTCATCGGGCAACGGGGTCATGCCAGAGGGGTACTGGCTGATGGAGAGATAGCCGGAAATGCTTTCCAGCTGCGCTTCGGTATCGGGGTGCACCAGCGCCACGTAAGACGGACGCAGGCCTTGGGTGGAGATATTCACGCCGGCCGCGACCATTTTCTTCACGAATTTGGCGTTCTGGCGATTCAGGTAGCGGATTGCAGTGCGCAGCGCCACGGCTGAAATAACGGTGTTCAGCGTGTTGCGGGCCGAGCCGTTGGTATAAATAACGTTGGTGCCAGCCACCAGCACGTCGCGGCGAACCTGGTCAATCGTGGTGCCGCCCTGCTCGCCGAGCACTTCGCCAACTTCGGTCAGCACCGGGTCTTGGTTAGTCAGGCTGACCATATCAGTGACCGACACGAACGCGCCGTACTGTGCGAGAGTGGCGGTAACGTCAGTCAGCACCATGCTGGTGCTGGACGGCGTAACACCTTCGGTCAGCGGCGTGGTGGCTGGGGTCAGCGACTCGTAGCGGCGGAATTTGATCTGATTGCCCGAGCGCATTTTGATCGGGCGCTCTTGGCCAAAGCGGCCATGTACGTCAGCGGGGACAGCTCGCGAGAGCAGGTTGCGGTCGTAAAATGCCTGAATTGCGGGCGGAATATTGCCGGCCACTCCTGCTGGGGTGGCAATTGTGTTCATACCCATTTCGAACTCCGTGGCGCTTCACAGCGCGAAAAATATTCGGTTAATACCCTTTGGCTTTGCGCACCATCTTGGCGAAATCTTCGTCCGACATGGTGTTGATACGCTCCACCTCTTCCTGCTCGGTCTTAGCCGCACCCGGCTTGCCGGAGCCCCCCGGAACAGCCATTGCGCCCAGCTTCTTGGCTTTCGCCGCGTGGTCGCGCTGTGCCTGCTCAACTGCCTTGGAGACTGCGGTCGCCCGCATGTGCTCTGCCCGAGCGTTCGATAGCTCGCGAATGGCGATCAGCGGATCGTTCCAATCCTGCCCCAGCTTCTGGCGGACTTCCGAGGCCTTTTGGAAAAAGCCGGGGTCTGCCAATAAACCGTCGATATCCGGTAGTGCCTTTACCACCGTATCGCCCCACGCCTGTTCGGGCGGTGGTGCGGCTGCGGTGGGCGTCGCAGTGTGTCGAATAGCCTCTTCGAGACCGGGTACATCGTCGAGAATCTTCGGCCGGTTTTGCTGGCGAATCTGCTCGTCGCGCTCCTTCTTGATTCGGGCCAGTTCTTGGGCGTTTTTGGTCGCCCAACTCTGGTTATCGCGGGCCTGCTTTTCCAGGCGCTCGTTCGATTCCCGAAGCTCTCGAATCTGATCTTCAACACTCGGCTGTGGCGATTCCTCAGCAGGATCGGCGGTTACTGCTGCCGGTTCTGCGGTGGCTGCCTCGGAGGTAATCGGCGTATCGCCGGCCTCATCCAACCGTTTTAATTCTGCGTCGTAGGCTTCCTGATATTCCGGTGTGCCAGGTTCTAAATCTGCCATTTGTTACCTCAAGGGCCGAATACTTTCGGTAGTCCGATAAAGGGCCGAATAATCGGTAGTCCGGTCGCGGGGCCTATTCGGCTAGTCCGCGTAACTGCGTTTGCGCACGGATGATGCTGTTCGGCAGGTCGAGAAGTTCGTCGATCTGCTTAATCCTTCCGCGAACTTCATTGTCCTCCCGCACAACCAGCTTTTCAACCAAATCTTCTCGAATTTTCGTCAAATGTGCGGATAACGTCGGCCAAACAGTGTGTATTTGCTCCAATCGCGCAAGATCGGCGCGCTCCTGCGAAAGACCATCTTCGTTCATGCCATAACCTCGGGGGATTCTTCCATTTCGCCTTCACCGCTCAGGGTGTCGACGGTCGAATCAACAATGGGGGCCGCCGCAAGCGCTATCGCGCCCTTCTGTCTGAGCAGCTCCATAATTATCTGGATCTCGCCTTTCAGCTCTTCGTTTTCCTTGGCCTGCTGATCTTTCAGTTGCTGCAGGACAATCTCCAGTTCGGCCTTGCGGTCATCTTTCGCCGCGTCCAGCTCGGCCTGAACCTTCGCCGGGTCGGGCGGCTGATTTGCCTTCTGCTCTTCCTGCTGCTGCTTCAAGTCGTCGTCCGTGTAAACCGGCGATTCCTTGCCGATATCCCCCGCGTCCCACACCTGATTAAGCAATTCGGTAATGTCGACCTTCGGAATAGTGACCTCGCCGCCCGAGAGAACCAACTGCAAATAACCCTGCAACTTCTGCATTAGGACTTCTTTTGCCATGAACGTCTGCGATCCACTGGCTTTCCACGTCATGAATGAGGTCTTACCGAGCTGCTTCACGGCGGACCAGAGCTTGGCCTTTTCCGGCCCCAGCATCAGGGCCACCACTTCCGGCTCAAGGTATTCCATGTCCCAATCCAGCAGCGCCTCGACCATATCCTCGATCCACATATCATCGATGTTGGAAATGACCTCTTTGAGCGGCAGGCTGGAGGCGCTCATGATCATCGAGATGCCACTGGCGGTTTTGTTCAGGTTGTTGGAGTCGGAGCCCTGGGTATATTTCGTGATCCCGGTGTCGTCGTCAGAGAACGATTCGGCCATTTCGATGACCCGCTCCCAGCCTCCACTCACATCGGGGACTGTGTGCTGAATCATGGCCTTTTCACGCTCCTCCCAAGTGAGGCCGGGAGCCATTTGGTATACCTTGCCGGGGAACTGCTTGAAGTCCTCAGTCGGCATGAACTTGCTGCGATCGACGGAGCGCGGCGGTAGCAGGGCGAATGACTTGCCCTCCAAGTACACGCGGAACCCTGCATTGATTACGCGCTGGTTCGGCTCGTTGTTCTCGGCGATGCCGACACCCCACACCTCGTGCTCAACGTCCTCATAGACGCAGCGGGCAACCGGGCGGCGCTTTTTCTTGTAGGGGTTTTCTTCCACCTTGATCACGTAGGAGCCGCACATCTGGACAATGGCCTCTACCCATTCTTCAGGCTCGGTCGGGTCAAGCGGGGCCATCGAATCAACGCTGCCTTCGGTAGGCTCACCCGCTGCGGTATCGCGGCGCCACTCTTCCATATCGCTGCGGCGCACCAGGCCGAAGTAGCGCAGGAACCATATGCGATCATCGCCCAGCGGCGGGATAACGGCGCGGCGCACCTGGGTGAGCTGTTCGGAACCCTCACTCACCGACGAGGACGTACCCTCCATCATGCCGGCGCGCAGGTTTACATCGGAATAGCTCGGGTCGCCAAGGAATTGATTGAAGTATTCCTTGTGCCGGCGCATACCCCAAAACACGCCCCGCCCCTCTTTCACGTCCTCAGCGTCCGGATCGGGATAGACGTCCATCGTGCGCCCTAGCTCGAAATAGGGGCAGGGGTATTGAGTTTCGGTTTCCTGCAGGCTCGGGTAGCCGTCGGCCTCCGTTTGATTAACTTCCAGGTGGCTTTTGGATTTAACGAAGGGGCCGAAAATAAAGCCAGTGCCGTAGGTGCCGAGCGTGTCGACGCCCATCTTGACGGCTTTCTTGAAGCCGCCTTCGTCCAGTTGGTAGGTGAGAATGTCTTCCACCGCGTCGGCGAACTGGCGCAATTCTTCTTTAACGGGAGCGGTGTCAAACGGCATCTTGCCCTGGCCGAAAAGTACATCGCGGATTTTTGCTCGGGCAGAACGAATCTTGCCGCGCGTCGAGCCGATGAAAATACGACCCGACTTTTGCGGCCGCGCAATGCCGGTGCCTTTCGTATCGTCCTCGCGGTCGATCCGCATCATGTCCTGGTAGTTGTTGAGCATTTTCAGCTCTTGCGGCTTGCGGGCAGCCTCCCACTCGCAAAAGCGCGAGGACATGAACGCAGACAGGCCGGCTCCGTTGTCACTCATTCGTTACACTCCAAAGTATTCGGGTTGCTGCTGTACAAATGCGGTTCGCTGGTCTTTTTGGGGCAGCTCGTAGGCGACCGCCATGAGACCGAAGGCGTCGGCGCCGTGAGAGGCCCAATCGTGCTCCGGACCCAAACCCACATCGCGGATTTCGTCTTTCTTTTCGTGATACCACCCCAAAGCCTCGACGCCAGAAGCGCACGCTTCGGCATCAATCCACATGATCGGGAACAGCCTGCGCACTGCCTCAATCCGCGCAGAGGCGGCGCCCTTACCTTGGTTCGGAACTACCGTTACCTTGTAGCCAGCCGCCTTGAGCGCGCTCTCGTAGCTGACGTCGAATACCCGGTCCTGCGTGCCACCGTCGTGCGGTAGCCAAATCTGTGCGCGGTCGTGCGTGTAATCGTTGTCGCGCATCCAGGCGAGGTGTGCGTCAATCGGCTGACCCACCACCTCGTAATAATTCAGCACCCGAATCTCGCGCCCGATGAACTGAGCAGCCCAGATCGTGAATGCGTCCGCCTTTGCACCCGTTCCGCCGATATCGCAGAACAGCCGGATAGTCATCAGCGGATCGGCGCGCACTCGGGAGATACGGCCATCTGCCTTCGCCTGCGTCAGCCGGCCTGCGTAATAAGCGCCGGTTACGATCGTCGCAAACTCACCTTCCCAGATATGCCCATACGACTCGGGCCGCTCCTTCAAATCCTTGAGCCGCGTCCGCTCGAGAATTGCAGGGAACCAAGGGTTGTCGGTGTAGTTCATCACCGTGCCGACAACGCGCGGATCAGTCGTTTGCGCGAACCGGCTCTCTACCGGTGATTTCTTCCGCTTCGGGTTCCACGTCACCCACAGCTCGCTATCCTCTTCGCGCAGCGTCGGTATGAGCGTTTGCCACGCCTCTTCGGTAACCGGCTCCGCTTCGTCGACCCAGCACAGCAGAATGCGAGCCTTCGACTTGACGCTGGCGATGTTGCGATCGAGGCCAGCGAACTTGTATTCAATCGATCCGCATTTGGTGCGGACGTACTTCTCGCCGATCTCGTAGAAGTCAGCGAGAAACGGCTCGGACAGAATCGCGGCCTTGATTTCCTCCAGCGAGCTCTCGTCCAGGCTGTTCATGAACTGGCGACCGCACAGGATGATTCCCTTGCGGCCCTCGCGCGCCCACTTGTAGCCACGCACGGCGGTCATCTTGGCGAAGGTGCGGGTCTTGGCCGAACCCCTACCACCATTCGCCCATCGCACGTCGGCTTCCGCCGTAAATACCGGGATCAGCTTGTCCGGTATCTTTATTTGCGCAGTGCTCATTTGCCCTCGGGGCGAACGCCTACCAGCTCAATGCGCGATACGGTTTCGATCGGGCCGCCATCTTTCCCGGTGTGCTCCAGTCGCTCGCGGAAGGCCTGCACATTCACGTGCTTGCCAGCCAGCTCCAGCGCGCGGTTCGCGCCTGCGGAGTCAAATGTATATGCCGGGGCAATCTGGCCAGTCGGCGTTTCCACCAGCACCGGCTCGCCCTTTCTGTCGAGCACCGGGGCGGCCTGCATGCAGCGGTCGAATACCTCTTTTGCGCCGCGTAGCACCCAATCAGCATCGACCTCAACGCGCTTCACGCGCTGCTCTAACGCCTTGGCGATTGCCACCTGAATGCGAGGATCGGCCAGCATCAGGTGCGCCATGCTCGACGCGCTGCCATCGGACGAAACCTTGTAACCAGCGCGCCGCACAGCCTTCGAACCGTCCATATCTTTCAGGTACTCGGCGACGAACAGCTGCTGCTTCGGGGTGAGGGCTTTCACAGCGAATTACAGCCCAGCCCCGATGCTCCACGTGATATCCGTGGAGCCGCCCGCCGCACAAATGGCATGGATATCGACCACGGACGCGGGGAGGCTGAATATCTCGGTATTGCCGGGAGGAAGCACCAGCCCAGCCCCGTTCGGGGTGGCCGAGTCGGTCGGGTACACGGCGAGCTGCGCGCCAGCGCCAGGGAGAATTGCGCAGGGGCTTGAGCCCATATTGGAAATGCGCACGTTGGCATTTTCGCCGCCGGGCATGGTCAGCCGCTGTCCGGCCTCAGTCACAGCCCGCAGTCCGCAGCGCCGCGATATAGGGAAAGCTTTGTCCATGGAGTTTCTCGCTTATGCCACGTAAATATTGTCAGTGGAGGCCACTGCGCCCACGCCCAGGCCGTTTGTATTTGCGTCCGCAGCCGTGAAGTTGTAGCCGGCGCCGCCTTTCGCGGTGTTCATTTTTGCCCACGCGCGCGGCACTCTTGCGCTGATCGCGTAAGTCGCTGAGGCGTGCTGGAAGAATTTATTGGTCAGGTAGGAGTTGCCGATCCCGCTGGTCGATGCGATTTCAAGCGCCTCGATGACGGCGGCGGTGCTGGCGATCAGCTCGCCGTACCACTTGTTGTTGTCCATGCTGGTGTTGATGGCGATGCCGCGCAGACGTATCAGCCGATCGGCTACGTTGCGCGGCTGCATGATGTTGCCGTCGAGTGCGCAGAGCGTCAGCTGGCCAACGCCAAGCTCTTGGATAATGGCGGTGCCGATGGAGTTAGTGGTGCCGATGCTGAACTGGTTGCCAACTATGGCTGCGCCAATCATGGTGGCGGCGCCAGACAAGCACATCGCGCCGACTGTCCATGGGACGCCAAACGAGTTGACTTCGACGCCCGACACCCGAACGCCACTCTCGACGATTTTTACGCCGCGCTGATAGGTGCCAGACGAACCGGAGAGCAGCTTTCCGCCCAGCAAATTACAACCGAGGCCCAATTCGATACCGGTTTCAGAGCTGAATGCGATCGTGTTGCCGGTGAATGTGCAGTTGCGAAATATGCCGCCGCTTTGGGCGACGATGCCGTAGTTGTTGTAGGCGAACTTCTGATTCGCCACGTCCATGTCGTAGGGAGTGACGCCCGTCAGGCCGTAGTTGTTCAGGCGGATGTCATTCACGCCGCTCAGATACGGGTGGTTGGCCACAACCCATATGCCGTTGCTGTTGTACCAAAAATTGCAATTATCGATGCGCGTGTCGCGGTCGTCCTGGCTGCCGTAGTAGGCATTGCGGAACTTCTCGACATACATCTGGCTGAATACGGTCGTCTGCTCGCAGCTCGTCACCGCAGCCAGGTTGACGCAGTCGACGGTGGCGTCGTATGCGGCGGGCGCCGACCCTGCGACTGGCTGGCTGGTGCCATTACCAAAGTATCGGCCGCCGACAATGCCGCCGCCGCGCAAAACGCCAGCGACACCCTTAAACATATGGTCATTGCCGCCGGAGGTGAATATTCGCCCTCGGTTGTCGTATGTCACGCCGGGGTAGATCGGGAGGGCGTCGACTTTATAGGTGCCGGAAGGGGCGGCAACAACGCCACCACCGGACGCATAGGCCCTAGCCGCAGCTGCAGCGAAGGCGGCAGAGGAATTGGACAGACCGGATCGATCCGCCCCACTCACAACAGTCGTGACTGGGCTGATATTGGGGGATAGGCCCTTTAGCATGGTGCGGCTCCGGGATTGCCGGGGACGAGCCCCGAACCGGTGTAGCGCTTCACAGCGCGAAGGCTTGATTATTCCACCAAACTCATGCGTTTGGAATGGTTAATTTCGTCGATATTCGTCTAAATGGTGTGAATTGTGTCGAACAGAAGGTATTTACCTTTTCAGGACCGGCGGCACAGCCCCGACATGCCATTGTTTGCAGTGCTGGCACCGATACACATTGCGACCCTTCTTCCGCCTGGCTGCCCGATTCGCGATAGCCTTATCGGCGAATGGCTCCTTGCCGTCGCAGCAGTAGAGCGGGTTGTGCCAGCTGGTCATAACTGCTCCCCGTCGTCGCCCGGCTTCCAAGTCATTCGCACCGCCTTAATTGTTTTTCGCCCCTCGGCAACCGCCTTGATTACGCGGTGGCGACCATCCGCGATAGTTCCCTCCCAATCCAAGATGATCGGCTTCGATAGATCAGCGTCCATGCATTTTCTGACGTGGCGCGCCAGATCGAACATGCTGCACCCCTGCCAGACTGCCCCGCTCAAATCCATCCCGGCCAACGGCAGATCGAACACCTCAAGGTCTTTCGTATCCTCGATCAGCCGGGCAACCGACCACTTTTTGCCCTCCGTGTGGTAATACTCGAGCAGCGGATCGTTGCGGCCCAATGGAAGGGCTGCCGGCGGCTTTGATTTCTTCATGCGGCTTTCGCCTCCCGATACAGCCCACAATCAAACCGCATAAACCGGACTCCTTTTTAGGTCGCACAACTTGGCGCGGTACTCGGCCTTGATCGCGGCCAAGTCGTCGATGGTGTATTTCTTCGGCTCATGCGGACCTTCTAACCAGGCGACCTTCTCGGCGCCGATACGCATCAGCAGGCCGATCCGGTATTGCTGCTGGTTGCCGGACAGATGCAGGTTGCAATTTTTGTTGCACTGTTTGTGCACATTGCGCGGCTCGAAGCTCAATTCAGGATGTGCACCGCGCGTCAAATAATGCCCGGCGCAATACTGGATATTCGGGTTAAATGTTCCGCAGGATATACACGGCAGGTCGCGATCCCGCTCGCGGATGTAGGCGTTGAAGGCTGCCTGTGCTTCGGCCATCCACTCGCTGCGCTTCTTGATCCGTACCTTATCGGCCCTGTCCTGAGCCTTTCGTTCGGCCTCAGCCTTCCTCGCAGCCCGCATGGCAGCCTTGGCCCTGCGAACCTCTGTAACCGCCGCTGCACAGTCGTAATCGCAGGCGTAGGTCAGCGCGAAGCGATTGGAGGTGGTCTCCTTGCAGTGCGCGCACTTAGGCATTCAACAATGCCTCCAGCTCTCTATCCAATCGGCGGTTTTCAATTTCTCTGCGAATGTCGCCATCGACTCCGGCCGCTGCCGCCTCCTTGGCAAGCGTGTTTGCATTTCCCTTGGCTCTTGCTTTTTTCCCGGCCGGCGAATGATTGTATTTTCTTTTTTCAATGCGATGGCACTCAACGCAACGCCCTCTGGAATCTCTTATCCCGGTATGGCCATGCTTGCAGGGCTTTAATTCTTTCATCACACAAACGCCAATATCTGATCGACCACGTTATCGAGGTCGGCCCGCGTATAGTTCTTCAGCACCTTGCGTAGCAGCACGTTGGCGACCTCGCTGTACACGCGCTCGAACTCCGGTTCCTCCATATTGGCAAACGAAATGCTCTTGGCGGTCAGCTTCACGTCGCCGTTAATGTCGTAGGTCGCCTCGTAGAAGCCGGCCATGATCACGCAGTCTTTTCGAAACCGATCGAAGTTCTTGGCGACCGACTGGCCCCGGAACTGTTTCGTATCTGGCTCCCAGGCATCGAAACCGACGTTGAGCATGGCCATAAACTTCCGGTGAAACTTCGGATTGCGAACCTCCGTGAACTCCATGCGATAGAGTTTCCCGGCCTTGTGGCGCCGCAGACGTTCGGCTTCATGCTCGTCGCTGGGGACGTAGCCGGTGGGCGTGCGGAGCATCAGAGCTTCGGCCATCTCAGAACTCCAGCCGGGTTGCAATGCGCATTTCCCGATGCTCCCAATAATTAGCCCACGAGTTACCCGAGCTGCCTTTCAGGTGTACCGCTACCAGCCCAAAAGCTTCCGGTTGCGCAGGCTTAGGCTGTTCCGGCTCTCGCGGAGACATGACAGGCACACACAAAAACGCCGCCATCGGGAAGCAAATAACGCCGATCCCGCTCACACCGCCACCCTCCGCACATGCGATCCGAGCTTTGTTCCGGCCCGCTGATCCACTCCAGCACCACTGTAAATCCCGTTGCGGCTGCAGAAGTTCATCACGCTGCGCTCGTTGCGATCGCTGTGCCAGTGCTCGTTGAGCGCGGCCGCAATGGCCTTGCTGATCATGCCCTGCGCTTTCATGAATCTCAGCGCCAGAATTTCTTCCGGGTCCAGCCAGCTAACGTGCGGGCTTCGGGTGCGGACTTTCTTAACGCGCTTAGTCGACACGGTGCGCTCGACCACCGGCTTCGGCACGTACACGAATGGCGGCACAACCTGAATCTTGTTGCCAGCCGCCAGCCAGTCGTCTATCTGCTGCTGAATCTCAGCCCGCACCGGCTCCTTCACGTCGACCGAGAGCGAGCTAAAGCGGATTAGTTTGTCGGAGTGGGTGCTCATTCGGATTGCTCCCGGCTGCGCTCTTTCAGCATGGCGCGGGCGATTTCGTGAGCCGTCTTGACTACTAAACTGATCTGGGGGCCGTTATCTTTGCCGACCCATGCCATTTCTGGAATCAGCTGCTTCATCGCCTCCAGCGCCACGCGGTCGAGGTAGTCTTGCTCTACGAGATATCGCTTTCTTGCATCAACAAATCGCTGAAGCTCCGGTTGCGAACCTCCCGTAATACTAAATTTTTCATAATCGTTTTCCATACAATCTCCTCGCCGCTCGGGCGGTTGTTAGTAGATTTCGGCCACAGCCATAAGGTTTAGCATCGACTCTGTGCGCACCAGATTTGGCAACAATCCGCGCCCCTCTGTTTTTACAAACAACAAAACATCTCTCAAAAAATCTATTTCATCCGGATTTTCCAGAGTGATACACACCGGCCTAAACTCCTGCTTCTGCTGCTCGATTTTCATTACCCGCTCCATTCGTGCCATTCGGCACAAGGCAAATCAAGAATGCGGATAGGGTCGCCTAGCGCGCTCGCTAAATGGTCACTGGCCACACAGTTGCTGTGGGCGGTGTATTGATACATGTGCGCCTTAGACGCCAACTCCTTTGCCTCCTCTACCGTTTCTGCAGCGGCAAACAGCATGCTGTTTCCATAGAACACTTGGTACGGATCAGCCCAAACAAATAACTTCATACCCACTCCCAGCGCCAGGCGCTAAATCAATAAAAGTCAATCGGTCAGCTGAACATCGCTTGCTGTGCCGTCGCGTAATCGAACCGGTCTGTGGCTGCCTTGTAGTAATCAGGGTCTAGCTCACAGCCCACAAAGTCAGCGCCGAAGTAATGCGCAGCGATCGCGCTTGATCCGCTGCCCAGATGGGTATCGAGGATGCGCTGGCCCGGCTTGGCGTAGTTCGTCAGAAGCCACTGGTACAGCTTTACGGGCTTCTGGGTGGGGTGGATTCGCTGCACATCGGCGCCAATAAAGCCATCAAAGCGAATTGGTGCTTTTTTGATGACATTCAGAAAACTTGTCCAGGCCAGTTCGCCATCGGAAAATGACACGTCCTTACCTCGCTCCTTATCCCAAAAAATCCATCCGCCGGTTGGCGGAAGGCCGAAGTAGTTGCCGCCAAAAATTATTTGATTGCCCGAGACTCGGCCCAGCTCATCAAAGTAAGCAGCATCAGGAATAGCCATGTCCCACGTCTTGCCGGGCGTCCACTCTTTATTTTTTCCCTTTCCCATAACCATGTTTGCCGCATTAATCCCATACGGTGGATCGACGATCGCCAGATCGAAAGCCTTGTCTGGCAGCGCACGCATGTACTCCATGCAATCGACGTTCAAAAGCTCAATAGTCATGCTAGATCCCACACTCCGCCCGCAACTTAGCCATCCGCTCGCGCCCTTCCTGCCGCTTCCGCTCGCGGTACGTCAAATCCTCCAGGCGCTTCGGTTGCTCGCCCTGAGCCTGATCCGCTGCGGCAATGCGGCGATGCTCCCAATCGACGCTGGTGCCGTCCGACCAGTCGACACACAGCGCCCGAAACTCCGGCGCACTCGGCGGCCAGGTCTTGCACTCAGTCGCGCAGCGATTCAGTCCGTGTTTAATCTGCTCTTCGGAAATCCCCTTCAAGCAGCTCGCCCATACCCGGTCCGGGTCCACTTTCGCGCCGAAGCTGCTGACCCACTTGTGGCCGTACATCGAAGCCATCAGGCCCCATAGCTTCTCCGTCAGATCCTCCGAGAGCGGCGCGTTCGGCCCTTCGGCGCGCGATATCTGCGCGGACTTGACCAGCTGCGGAAGTGTCCGGTCGTTGATTGCCTGGGTGATCGTTTCCAGTTTGTGCATTGCCTGCCCCTTGATTCATTTTTGCCGTGAGCGCGTCGAACTTCTCGCGCAGCTTTGGCGGGCTCAAGATATTGGTTGACCAGAAGGAGTTGCTGTTTGCCCACAGGAATACTTCGGTGATTTGTTCGTGGGTGCGGTTGTCCTGCTCTCGCATCAAGCGGATGCAGTCGGCCCATTTTTTAAGATCGGGTTGTTTATGGGTTGGATTGAGCGCTAAAACTTTTTGCCAAATTAATTCAGAGACCTTCAAGTCGTCAGGGTCCGCCTCCCTCTTCGGAGAAGAGGTATTTCCTTCCTTCCCTTCCCTTCCTTCCTTCCTTCCTTCCTTCCTGCGCGTCAAATCTTGATCTGCACGCGTCGCGACGCGTGGCGACGCGTCAATTCCAAACCTCTCGCGAAGCCCCTCGACAGTGAACCCATCGGCCTCTAAATCTTCTTTTAGTCTGGCGCCAGACACCGGCCTTGCGCTATTGCATGACCTGCACATCACTCGCAAATTCTCATGAATGTGCGGGCCGCCGATGCTTTGTGGAAGAATATGGTCAAGAGTTAATTTTTCTACCGCCCCGCATCTGATGCAGCAATTTCCATCACGCTCAAATACATCTGCGCGAACCGATGTGGTTACTTTTTTAGGAAAGCTTTGGGGGCAATCTTCTGGCGCAGGGAGAACCGAAACAGATTCGCGAGGGTTTATGTGCTGGTGATGCAAGAACGTCGGTATATACGCAAGGCCATTCCCGTACAGGCGCACCAGACCAGAATCAACCAGGGAGCCGCATACATCTTCGATGTCGCAATCATCCCCTGGGAGGTAGCGCATCTTAAACGTCCTGGGCTTCCACCCAAGGCGCCCCTCTTTGTCAGCCTCACACCACAGCGCGATGTATAAAAGGCGAGCAAGCGGTTCCAGCTCGACAATATCTTCGCTCGTGAAAAACTCAGGCTTGATGGTTCGAATGCGGGCCATTAGAAGCAGGCCTCCTCATATTTGAAGGAGTGCTTAGCGAGGTGATCACGCCATTGTTGGTGCGCGGTGCGCACAGCCAGCTCTGGCAGATGTCGAAGCAGGCTGGATGCGTCAGGAGGGCTAATATCAAAGCGCTGCGCCATCTCGGCGACTTCGTCAACGGCTGATGCCTCTACAGGGTTAACCACTCGATAGCCATGCCCCGTCTGATCGATAAAAACCTTCATAATTTCTGTGATTGCTACATCAGCATCAATTCGAAAAAACTCCTTGCCAGGCACCCGGACATCATCCAGTGCTGCGTGCGCACCATCCTCCAGCAGATCGCAGTCATCCGCGTACAGCTCAAACTCCAAAACAAATGGGCTCGGCACGCCCGTCTGGCAAAGCTGACCGGCCCGCTTCTTCCCGCCATGAATCGACCGCCCAATCTTCACCAGCCCAGGCATCGAGGGATTCGATAAAACGTAAACGTAACCTTTCACTACGCAACCTCGCCGATGTGGTGTTTGTGGGTCATGCGCGAAAGAACTCCGCGATCCCAGCGCCAATGAAGAACGCGGCAGCACCAGCCACGATGACGAGCGCCAGGCTGATCAACCAGCGCGCCTCAGCGGGCGGTTGGTCGTAGATGCTCCGCCGTTCATGCTGCTGTGCCTCTACGGCGCGACGTAGCTGAGCGTTGTGCTGTGCAATGGTGGTTCCGTTGTTCATGATCGCCGCCCTCATTTTTTCTATAGGTAGCCGGTGCAAAACATTATTTGCGTCAAGGAAGCCGTAATATCTAAACCAGTCCTGCTTCGCCCATGCCTGCCGCTGGTGATCGCACATAGGGGTTGGCGTGCGCAGCTTCGAAAGACCATTTTCGATATGGTTGTGACGCATGCCGTGCAGCATTGAGTGTCGACACCAGATGGTCACTAACTGCATGCTCTCGCCCCTTGCGCCGCCATCGTGTGGCGATTGTTGTAGGTCTGCGGTGTGCGGATTTCCCGCATTTGGGTTCCCACATTTGCGTTAACCCTGGCGCCCGGAATGCCCCAGGAACCGTCTCCTGCATGACAGGCAGTCGACCCAAAGCTGTGCCCTTGCACAGGTGCTTCAACTGCACATTCACCGCATTGAGCTGCGCCCTGCCGAGTGATCTATATGCTCTCACCGGTCATTACGCTGGCGGCATACGAGACAGGGCGCAGCTCAATACGTCGCCCCGTTGCGGGGGCGAGTCGGTGTTACTCGGTACGATCAGGCTCGATCGCGGTTTCAACTGCAGCCAGTTTGCTGCGCAGCTCGTACCCCATCAGCGGCCAAACTTTCTGGATCGCATTTTCGCGGGCGATCTTGCGGCCAATCTCGGCGTCGAAGTTTTCCGGGCTGGCGCAGGCGCTCTCGCCGGTGACGGTGAAGCCGTTGTTCAGCTTGATCACGCAGAACGTCAGCAGGTTGAATTCATCGCTGGTAGGGTGATCCAAGGCTCGCAGTGCTTGGCCGGCGGTAAAGAAGTGCTCGGCAGCAATGTTCGCCTCGATGTCAGCTGGCGTGATGCGCGGCGCAGTCAGGCCTTTCTGTTGAATCATTTCTTCGGTGGATTGCATTTCATTTCCTCAGTGGTGGTTGAAAACTCAAAAACACTCCGCACCCGATCAGCAACCTTGCTCGGCTGGCTGACGTTCAGCGGTGGTAATTCGGATTGCTCGAAGCGGTCGGCTATGTCGGTGAGGGTCATGGTCTTTTCCCTTCGTGTTCTTGATAGATAACCTCGATGCCGAACGATTCGTACATCGCGTGAAACGCCGAATTCCAGTGCACGACGCATCTAACTTCATCGTTCATCGCGAACATTCGCCAGCAGCGATCGCAACACAGTCGCCGAGCAACCGGCGTCAACTGTTGGGTGACGGCATATTTGTGGCCGACGAACATGCAGATGAGATCCTTGAGCGCCATTACGCCCCACCCACCAGCGCACCATAGAGGTACGAGCAAGCAACGCAGCCGATTGCCAGCCAGAACCCGACGCGCGCGGCACAGCTCTGCGCACGCCGCCAGTTCGCAATGTCGATATCAGCTTGGAGCGGTGGGGAGAATTTCAGGGTTGGTTTCATGCCGGGCTCCTCAGAAAAGTTCTGTAGATAATCATTCCGATAACCGCTGCCAAAATGAGTAACGCTTTAGTGATAGCGCCCTTGCGCCGCGAACGAGCAACCGCATCAGCAGTGCCGTCGCACATGGCTTGCGCCAATTCGCGATTCACTGCTTGCTCGATCGTCATACCCGGGTTGCGACGGCGCAGAAGTTCCGCTTGCCGTTCAGTTATATGTAGTTCCATGTCTCGCCCCATATCTTTTGCGTAACGCTGTAGTAACGGTGTCGGCGCGCTTCCGTGCGTGATGCGTGTCTTCTACAGCCCGAGCAACCCGGTAAGCTGGGCACTCGTTTGATCATCTGCCTGAAGGACGGCCACCAGCACGTCATGTGCAAACGTCGACGGCTGCATACGGTAGGCTCGCGCCTTTTCCTGCAGGCGCTCGCGATTGGTGTCATTAACCCGCACCGCCACTAAGTGCTTGCGGATATCAGCTGGGTCGTCATACATGGTTACTGCTCCATCATTGGGTTGGTTTGCCGATGCTTTGGCGGGTTGGTTAGGCGGCTTTCGACTTGCCGAAAATGTCCGGGCGGATCTTCTCTTTGGCGAGACTGCCGCCGCTCACTTCACTCAGTGCAAGCGCGAGCTTCGGAGAACAGTTGCCGCCGTAGCAAAGGATCACGCGGAGGTTGTCAGGGGTCGTCCCGGCCGCAGCCGCCCACTTGGCCAGCTGTTCAGGACTGTGCGCGTCATAGAGGGCGGTGAGAGCCTTCTCGTGCCGGGTCTGGGGGCGGGTCTTTTTGGGGGGCGCCATGAGTCTCACTACTCCGTTGTTAGTAAATAGATAACATAGATCGGATAGTAGAGCACTAATAACAGTCAGTCAACGGCCTAGAGTAAAATTAGTAAATTGCTTGGAGGGGTTCAGTGCACATTCGAGAGGTACGAAGACTTAATCTGCTATATCTTGCCGACGTTGAAATGACGCGCGGCGAGCTGGCTGCACGTATGGGGTATGACAATACGAACTACCTCAATCAGCTGGTCAAGGAGCACGCCAACATTGGCGATGCGACAGCCGCAAAGGTCGAGGAGGCCGCGAAGAAGCCGGCATCCTGGATGGATACGCCGCATCCCTCACTCTGGGGGCGAGACTCGCTGGAGGTTTTGGGGTATGTCGACGATCTGATCGAACATCTCAGCTCTGGCGATCTCGCCAAGCTTATCGACCGTGCCGCCCAAAAGATGGCGAGCCGGTAAAAATAGCTCTCTATAGCTATCCCATATCGCGGATTTCTCCCG